ACTCGGCCGCGACGAAGGGGATCCGCAGGTTCGAGGGGACGTCGTTGAAGGTGACAGGGGACATGGGGCCTCACTCCTCCAAGAGGACGACGTCTCCATCGCGGAGCCGCCTGATCCAAAAACTCGTGTCCGGCACCTCGCGCCCCTCGGGGGGGAGCGGGCGCTTGCTCTTCGGGTCGCGGACGAGCGCGCCCGGCGTGGCCGGCTTAACTTTCATCCGGCAGCTCCTGGACGACGACCTCATCTTGCGCGGCCTCGTCCTCCTGCACCTCGCCGCCGAGGTTCGTAGTCACGGCGGCGACGAGGAAGTCGTCGAGCCCCTCGGACGTCTCGGGCGCGAGCGTGTGATAGGTCACGGCGTAGGTGAGGGTCAGGATCCCCATGAGGCGATCGCCCTCGTTGTGCATCCCGGTCGTGGTCCCGATGAGGACCGAGTCCGAGGCGGCGCCGCCGAGGTAGGGGTCGGCGTGCATCGCCGTCTCGATCTCGAGGGCGAGGGCGTCCATCGCGTCGTCCGCGGTGACGTCCTCATCTGCCTTGACCCATCCCTGGATCTCGAGCTGCAGCTCGCGTGCGAGCTCCTTCGGTGCGGTTGAGTTCTCGATGTCGACCGTCTCCTCGATCGTGTAGACCGAGATCGCCGGCAGGTCGCTCAGCCGATACGGGTTGAACCGCATCGCGGTGACCTTGTCGTCGGCGGCGGTCTTGCCGTCGAGCAGGTCGCGGACCGCGTGCCTGATCACCTGGCGCTGGTGAGGCACCGGTCACTCGCTCCGGTGCAGCCGCAGCCGGATCCCGCCCTGGCCGTCCGGCATGCGCTCGACCACCTGATAGGTCACGCCGTCGATCTCGAGCTCGGGCTCGTCGTCGTCCGGGTCGACGAGGAGGTCCGCCTCCCGGACGAAGAGCATCGGCGTCACCTGCTCCACGCCCGCATGGTCCGGGTCGATCAGCACGTAGCGCGGATCGAACATCCCGGCGATCTCGATCGGGTCCTCGAACTCGGGCGTATAGCGGGCCGTCACGCTGCCCAGGTGATCCTGGACAGCGCGATCGGTCGCGGCCACGAGCTCGGAGAACCCCATCGATCAGGACCTCAGCTCTCCTCGTACAGAGCCGGCATCGCGGTTCCGTTGAGCCGCACGTCGCCGGTTGTGTCGCTGGAACCAGCCGCCGCCGCCGCACAGCCGGCGACGAGGTTTTCCTCGTCACCGTCGAGCGTGGTGAATTTCTTAGCGCTGTTGTCCCAGTAGAGGAGCTCGCCCTCGCTCCACGTCGCGCCCGTCGCCTTGGGCACCCCACGGATCACGCCAGTAACCTGGCCCGTGAAGGGGTCGCCCGCGGAGGCGGAGATCGCGGCGATGACGAGGAGGCTTCCGATCAGGTAGGGCGTGCCGACCGTGACCCCACCGTTCGGAGCGGTGAAGGTCATGACGTCGCCTGGCTGGATAAAGTTGTTCATCGCGTTGTCTCCTGGGGAGCCCGGCTAGGCCGGCTCAGCTCTCGGTAGCGCCTTCGTTCGTGACCGCGCCGCGGAAGTCGACAGCGCCGACTCCGTAGTCCAGCCGGACCTTCCACTCCACGCCGTCGATGCGCCACCCGTTCTGGTTCTCGAGGAACGGGGTCTGCTGTCCGTCGAGGAACACGACCTCGAAGGTCGGCGCGATCGACGGCGACGCGAGCAGGTACCGACGGGTGCCGGACAGGCGCGGCGAGTCGATCACGGTGCGGAAGAGGCCGCGTACGATGTTCGGCGACTGCGGGACCGCGCCGGACGTCACGTCGTACTGCGCCTCATTGAGCGCCTTGGCCTGGCCGCCGAGGCCGACCGGAACCAGCAGCACGTCCGGGCGGAGGTCGAGGAACTCGTTTCCGCTCGGGTCCGTCTGGATCGCCATCGTCACGCGGTCGGCGTCGAGGCCGGCGACCGACAGGTCCGAGGGCGTGCCGATGTTGTTGTGGTTGTTGTCGAACAACGGATCGTTGTCGTTCATGTCGGGCCCGAGCCCGCTGTTCTGCGCGAGCAGGGCGTACACGTCCGCCTCGATCGAGAGGCGGGCGGCGCGGCCGAGCATCGTGGCCAGGCGCGAGAAGGCGCCCATGTCGTCGTTGATCAGCGCCTGCCGGGAGAGGGCGATGATGTTGCCCTTCGTGACGGCGGAGATCGTCTCCTTCTCGCCGTCCGGGATCGTCTGGTTGGTGAACTCGCCATGCTCGTTCACCGTCGACAGGCGGCCGAACGTGCCCATCCGGTAGCGGTTGTGCGGCCGGAAGTCGGACACGCTGCCGATGGCGCAGAACAGCGACCACGTGTCCTGCGCGAGCGCGTACGCCGCGAGGAGCGTCTTGTGCAGGGTGTTCTCGAGGAGCACCGAGAAATCGCTCGTGGTCGCCATGCCGCCCGCGCGATGCGTGAGCGCCATGCCGACGAGCGACATCTTGTCCATGCCCGCGGTGCGGACGCCCTGACGCTCGAGCGCCATGCGCGCGAGGTCGACGAAGCCGAGGCCGCGGAACTCGCCCGGGTCGACCTTGACGGTCTCGCCGCGCTTGCGCGCCGCCTCGACGACCAGGCCGTCCACCGCGGCGCGCTGGATCAGCCAGTCGCTTGCGCCGCGCAGAAACTTGTCGCGGGCGTCGACGCCCGCCTCGACGCGCGGGCCGCCGCGCTCGAACCCGATCGCGTCCTTTTCGTACATGTCCTGTGCCTCCGCGCGGAACTTGTCCAGCGACGTGCCCGCGGCGACATGCCGCGCGGCGAACTCCTGGGGTAGCCGGAGCGCCTTGGCGACGCGGAGGATCCCCTCGGCGCGCTTGCGCTCGGCGCGAGTCGCGAGCTCGTTGACGGAGCGAGCCGCGTCGTCGGCGGCGGGCGCGGCCGGAGGCACGCTGGCCTCGGCGTCGCCGGCGCCATCCCCCTCGGCAGCGACCTCCTCGGTCGCCTCGGTGGTGGTGGTCGTCTCCTCGGCTGCCTCTTCGCTGCGCTGATCGTCGGGGTCTGGCATCTCTCGCTCCTTGATGAGCACGAACTCGCACGGGTTGGTTGCGGCGTCCGCGCCGCGAACTCCGGCGCCGGCGTCGGCGCCCATCGGCACCAACGAGATCTCGTAGGGCTCCCAGTCGGTCGCCCGCATGACGGGGATCTGGCCTTCGCCCTCCTCGACCTTCTCGAGGCGGTGGACGCGGTAGCCCACGCTCACGTTGCGGATGACGCCGTCTTTGACCTTGCGGTAGATCGCGTCGGCCTTCGGGTCGTCCTCCGCCTTAGCAAATCGGACGGTCGCGACGCCGCGCCCCTTCTCGAGACGCGCCGACTCAACGACGCCGAGCACGTCGCCGAGGTCGTAACCGCTGTGCGAGTTGAGAAGCGGAGCGCCGCCCTCGAGCCTGTCCATGCGGACGTGGTCGGGGTCGAGGCTTAGCTCCTCGTAGTAGTTTTCAAAGAAGCCCCGGAGCACGCGGGCCCCGGTGGTCCACACGACATCGACCGTCCGCGCCTTCTCGTTGAGGCTGTCGGGTGCGAGGGTCGCGCGCAGCGAGAGCGGTCCGATGTTCCGGGTGACGCGCGGGCCGTGCGGCTTGATCCCCATTACGGATCCCCGGATGACAGCGCGGTCACGCTGTCAAGAAAGATCGCGCTCATTCTCCGAACCCTCCGGCGCTGTCGCCGCCCGGTCTCTCTTGCGTGAGGCCGGCGGCCGACGTGCGCCGCGGATCGGAGTCGAGCCAGACCTTGAGCTCGTCGAGCTTGGCGTTGCCCTGGGCGATCTCGCCGAGGTGCGCCTCGGGATCGCCGCCGCGCTCGCGAATCATCTCGTACAGGGTCATTGCGCCGGAGCGCACCAGCCGCGTGTACGCGAGCCCTTCTTTCTCGGGCTCGAGCATCGGCATCGGCGGCGGCGACCACTCAGCGGCCGGCGTCGCCTGCCAGGCCTCGAGCGCCGCGGCCATGTCCATGACCCACCGCCACACGCCATCGCAGGCCTGCGGGATGATCATGTTCCAGCGCCAATCGTGGACGTTCGCCCAGTGAGCGAGGCGCCCCATCCGCGCAGAGGAGAAATTGACCATCGAGTAATCGCCGGTCAGGTCCTCGTACGTGACGCCGAGGCTCGCGGCGATGCGGCGCAGGTTGCGCGTCGTAAACGAACCGTCGGCGAGGGCGGGCGGTTGCGCAAACGAAACCGTTTTGCCGGTCGGTAGGTAGGTGACGCTGCCGGGCTCGAGCGACTCGAGGTGTTCGTCCGTGTCGCTCTGCTCGCCGAGCGCCGTGCTCGCGCCGTCGAAGTCCTGCACGAACGCGCTGAAGCAGGCAGCGATCTTCTGCTGCATGAGGACCGCGTCCTCGTAGTCGTCGAAGTCGTTGAGGCGCGCAATCGCGGAGGCGAGCCACGGCAGGCCGCGCACCTGGCTCGGACGGTCGAGGCGATACACGTGGAGCACGCGCTCGGCGGGAACCCGGCGGCTCTCGTACTGCGCGCCGACGAGCCGGACGCTGCCCGGGTGCGTCGCGTGCAACCAGTAGGCGACGCGCCGTCCGAGTTTGTCGAACTCGACGCCCTGCACGATCGGGCCACCCTGCTCGCCCTCGAGTCCGTCTTTCAGCGAGTCGATATGGTCGGGCTCGAGCACCTGCACGCGGAGCGGAACGGGGAGCCCGTCGTCGGCGCTCGCCGGCTGCGCGACGATGAGCGCCTCGCCCGACTCGACGATCGTCTCCATGATGAGACGCTGCAGACCGTAGAAGGGCATCCGTCCGTCGAAGTCGCACGCGGGCGATCGGCTCCACGCGTTCCACACCTCGAGCGCGCGCTGCTGCAACTTGGTGTCGGCGCCCACCGCCTTGGGCGCGATGCCCCAGCCGATCGTGTTGTTCGTGATCGCCTGCACGCCGCGGCGCGCCCAGCCGTTGTTGCGGCGCAGGTCACGCGACAGCTCGCGGAGCCCGGAGATGCTCGGGCCGTGCGCGGCGTTCGCGTCCGAGCTCGAGCGGTACCACCCGGACGTGCGGCGCCCGCCGCTCGTCGCGTCGAAGTGGCGAGCGAACGCGACGGCCGCGGCGCGCGCCTGCACCCGGCGCATGCCCCACCGCGGGGCGATCTTCATGACGAACCGATCCCAGCGCGACAGCTCGACGAGCGGAGGCTTGACCGACGCGGAGGTCGGAAGCTGCAGCGGCGGCCGCTTCCTACTCGCCACGCTCGAACCCCTTGGAGTAGGCGACGCGCCGGTAGATCGTCGTGCCGCGGACCTGCCCCACCATTTCGGCGAGGAGGCTCCGCATCTCGGACAGGCTTTGATACTGGACGGTCCGCCGAGGCGGGCCGTCATAGCTCACCGTCAGGACGCCGCTGCGGACAGCGGCCTTAAGGGTCGCGATGTCCTCTTCGGTCCAGAGCGGTTCGGTCGCCACGCCACTCGGCGAGGATCACGGCCCGCTCCCGCTGTCAACGCTTGCGGCCGCCGAGCCAGCCGCCGCCACCGGGCCGACCGCCGCCCTTGATCCACGGCCCGGCGCTCGTTCGCAGCGGGGCGCGCGGGTCCGGTCGCGGTGGCATCTGCGCCGGTGGGCGCGGCGTCGGCCGCGGCGCCGGCTTCGCCGCGCTCGGCGCAGCGGGCGCGGGTGAGGCGACGTAGCGATCGAGCCCCTGCGTCGACGCCGCGGCGCGCGCGTACACCCGCGCGTCGAGCTGGTGATTCTGCCGGCCGGGGAGGACGTTCCACTTGTGCTCGGTAAAGCCGGTGCGCTTGCGGGTCGTGACGAGGTGCTCGGCGGTCAGCTGCTTAAAGAACTCCTCCGCGTGCTCGGGGAAGTGGCAGTACCCCGGCGGGATCGGTTCGCCCTCGCCGGGCCGCGGCAGCCGGAGCCAGCCATACAGCTCGGCCTTCGCGATCGACACGCCGACCGGCCACACCCGATAGCCTCGCTGGTAACGCTTGCCCCGCGCCGTGACGTCGACGGGCGACGCCGTGCCGATGAGAGTGCGCGCCGTCGCGACGCCCTTGCAGGCGATCACCCGTGACATCGGGTGGCGACGCGCCCAGTTATAGACCTGCTGTGTGTTGTAGCC